TCATCATCGGTAACATCCACAGTGGATGTCCGAAGACTTCACAAAATTCTTTGTAGTAATCTTCAAACTTCATAGCGTCAAGGCATGAAAAAGGGAGTCCGAAGACTCCCTATTAATTATATCACATCTCGGAGTGATATCAGAATGACCACTTAGCACCCAACTTGGCACCGTAGTTGTTGTCAACATCGCCTTTAGCAGTGATGAATGAAACTTCACCGTAAAGTCCGAGTGAATCGGTAGCAGCGAAGGAAACTCCTCCCTTACCAGAGAACTGAGTATCTGTACCGTCAACTCCGTCTGTTGCTTTAACAGCAGGACCAGCTTGTACATAGTATCCAAGTGAACCAGCGTCACCTTCGTAACCTATGTGGATGTCTGTTGTAGCGTCCTTATAATCTGAACCAGTCAGATTTGCATTGGTTTCTACATTCACATAAGGACCAGCAAAAGCAGCTGTGGAGAGTAGAAATGGGCTAGCAGCAAGAGCTGCGATTGTTGTTCTGATAGACATTGTAGTATTTAAAGTGTCTCGCAAGGATACTAAAAGACCCTGCGGATGATAGACTCCCCGACATGGGAATCTTTACAACCAACGCAGGGTTACGATCTTTCGAGTCCTTCGTTAAGTTTTGTTGAAATTGGCACATGTGCCAGTTCATGTTTATTTATAACACGAACCGTGTTCGGTTGTCAACTCTTAGTGGACGGAATCGCGTCTGTCACAAGGTATGACTGTCCTGCTGACGTATTTACTGGCTCTTGAAGGATGAATGTATCGAATGTGTCACCACACATGTGAGTGTGTGTAAAGTATTCACCTTGGTACTCGATAGGTGTTTGTTTCTTGAGCATGTTCCACTCTATCGGATCCCATTCAATAACCTTAGACCTATGTAAGCCTTCAGGTCTACGTTCCTTCCAGATGTTTAGATATATCCTGACCTCTTCACCAGTACCTGCCATGTCTGACCACGCATAGTTTCCTGGCCAAATAACTGTCTTCCCTTCATCTCCATAGGTATAGATCACCTCTTTAGGTTTGATGTCACCATACTCCATGTCACTGACGCAAGTAGCACATGTATCATAGGTTAGATTGATACATGATATCCAATCAGGGTGTGTAAGTTGTGGGTCACCTTCATCCTTGTCAAAGTGGAACCCATCTATAGTATGTCCTTCTGGTGGGATGTATACCCAATACTCTATGCCTTTGTAAGGACCAGTAAAGAACTTCTTATAGTACTGTTGGATATAATCCTCCACCATGTTACATGGCTGAGATCCAGGTGCTATCCAGAAATTCTCACGACCTATCTCCTTTGCTTGAAGCAACAGCTTAGCATTGGTGCTGGCATAATGTATGTCAGTATAGATTCTACAGGAGATCATCGAGAGTATAGATGCTACACAACTCTACCTTGTTCTCCTCAAAGATCTTATCTGATTCACCACGGTCAACAATACAGACTACTTTGTTGACAACATAACCTGCTTCTCGCAGGATCTTTACTGCTTTAATAGCAGACCCACCAGTAGTAACAACATCCTCTAGGAGTGTGACTACTGACCCTATGGGATGAGTTGGTCCCTCAATCATTGCTTGAGTACCATACCCTTTAGGATCCTTACGTACTAGCATGGCATCTAACTTACCTGACATGATAGAAACACCAGTTGCTAGAGGATCACCACCTAAGGTGACTCCTGCTACTGCTACAGCATCCTTATCAACATGAGGTAACATTAATTGTGAGATCAATTTGATCCCTTCATTACTAAGAGAGACAGGTTTACAGTTGATGTAGTGCATACTGGTCTTACCTGAAGACAGTACGATGTCACCATACTTGTATCCCTTCTCCTTGATTAACTTCAATAGACTCATTGTCTAGTCTCCTCGATTGCTTCCTTGATTACAGTCTTCAACTGTCTTAGCTTCTTCTTACCTAGACCAGCACGTGTGTCTATCTTTACCTTCAACCAATACACAAAGGCAAGTACCAGTATGAACTGAATACCTTCACTCCATGATAGGTTCCACGCTTCATTTAAGTCAAGCGTTGCTGCTGCTAATAAATTAATCATTTCTTTATGTCTATAAAAATAAACTCCATAGGTTCACTGGATTCATTGTATGCTTCATGGATATGATCCATGACATCCCACGTGGAGAACTTACCTGACTCCCAACAGTTAGTTTTCTTACCCTCCCATACCATGTAGCACTTCTCAGGGTCTACAATGAGAGGTACATGTATCCTCCTGTAAGGACAGATGTATACATCTGGGTCTCTATGTTTGAACAGTCTGGTACCAGGATAAAACAAGGCACCTACAGCAAACAATACTTCATCCCTGTTAAAGATCTCGACGACATCAGGATCATCAACAACAGACTCACGTACTCCTTTGAAGTTACGTTGTCCTTTTAACCAACAGTATCCTATCTCTCGATCAGAATACCCTACAGCAGTAGGAGCATTACGATAGGGCAACTCAGTAGTCATACCCCATTCGTATACTTTGCTCAGGTCATCATGTGTTATCATCAGGTTTGAAATAATCTTTTCTCATGTACCTGCCTAGTATATTACTGTTGTAATAAGCAGGAGTACCATTGATGTGTTCAGTAAGTACATTATTTAGGAATAGCTGTCTAGTTTCCTCGTAGTTTACCTGACCCTTTGTGGTGTGGAGACTGATGATTTCACGTCTGAAGAGTGACTTTCCAAGAGCTTTAACATCGGCTTTAAGTTCAGCAGAACTTCCGTAGTAGTTCTTCCAGTCGCTCTCAGACGTAACCCTCCGTTTCCCTTGCCCACTTCTAGGCTTTCGACGCTGTGTAAAATACTTTCTTCCGATGTATTGTTTACCCGATTGCAAATTAGTAATGCGGTAGACGTAACCGAAGAAAGAGTTAATGTCGTTAGAAGTAAAAGTTGTACCCTGATAGGTCCAGGGGTTCTCATAATTTCCTTCCAGAGTTTGTTGATCTGTTTCATTTTTAATCTGGGTAACCGTCGTCGTCGTCTCCACTATAGTATACCTCACCTGTTCTATATTTGTCAACGTCAGAATATACTTCGACCTTAATCTCTGCTAAGGTTTCTTCCAACTGCTCAATCAACTGCTTGAGTCGTCTTCTTTCCATAAAAAATATCCCCGACTACTATATGTAGCGGGGACATATCCTTAAGCAATTTAAACTAGACAGTGGCGAGAACACGTCTGTGTCCTTCAGCATCGACAAGGAATTTTACACCACGGTAAATTTCCTCACGAGTCTGGGACTGTTCTGTCTGGTTTGGACGATGCTCAGTGTCGTACTTGACACCACGATAAGTGACTTGTGCCATTGGCTTTTCCTTAGGTAGGGTGAATAACCCGTTCCTTCAGTCGGCATGTGCGTCCCGTTAGGGATGAACGAATCCGTTCCGTGTCGGCTTACTTGCGCCCCTTCTGGGGTGAACGTAAAGGTATGTTAGCATACCCACATTATATAGTCAAGTAGTTTGGTATAACTTGTTACAATTTTAAAAAACCTTACGCGAAAAAAATACCCCAAATTTTTTTTCCACTTTTTTTGATGCCACAAGACGGATTTGAACCGCCGACCTTGGCTTTACAAAAGCCCTGCACTACCGCTGTGCTATTGTGGCAACCATTCTACCCAACCAGTACAGATATATTTCTCATGTGACTGGCTGATCTCACCCACGTGCTTGTGTGTGATACCTGCTGGAAATATAACTGTCTTACCTTTCTCAGCATGGATAGTAAACCCATCGTTGTTAACCATTATTGTACCACCATCAGGGACAGAATTCAAGTATGTTATGTAAACCAACACACGTGACATGACTCCTGCTTCAGCATCTATGTGTGGGAAGAAGTAACCTTCACCTGGTCTATAGTATTGTATCTGAGGTAGGATCTTAATACCTATGGGTGGTGGGAGTCTGAAGTGTTCCCAATAGTCTGAGTAACAGTCAGTTATGTAGTCCATGTAAGGTCTGAGACCCCATGTGTCTGGACCTAACTCACCATTCCATATGTCCTCAAAAGATATCTCTTCACTCTTCTTCTTGTCATCTTCAGGTTGACCCTGAGGATTCTCTAAGGAACCAACACGACCAGGCTTAGTCATACCTGCTCTCTTGGCTGCCCAGAACATCTTGATTAGTTTGTCACATTGTTCATCATCTTGAGTCCAATACTCTCTGATGTACTGGTCACTTCTCATACTTCTTAATGCTCTCCTCCCATTCTTTAAGGGATGATGAACAGTCAGGTGGTTCAGGATCCTTGATCCCTTTAATCTTCTTCCACTTATTATGTAAGGCACCCATCATCCATGACTGGGCAAGACTCTTCGGACCATTCTCAAGCAGGTCAAGTTCATACCTGCTAGAGGTATAAGCTTTGTACTCTTCCCGCCAGTCCTCAGTCATTTATCTTTAGAGCGATTGATTAAACTAATGAACTTATCATTAGCAAAGGTGCCACCAAGACACACATCTATCTCATCACCATCCTTCCAGTTCTCAGTACCATCCTTCTTGGTATGAGCTAGTGCCTCAGTGAGGTCATCAATAAT